AAGCAACGCACCCATTGGACCTGAAAACATCCCTTAAAACCGGGAAAATACCCAAAAAAACACGTCAAATCGGGTCAAAACGGCGATTTGTCCGATTTCTCCGTCCGATCCGTCCGATTTGTCCGATCTGTCCGTCCGATCCGTCCGTTTTGGCGAGGCGTGACCTTTTTGGGGTCATTTCCGGCGGAAACGCGTCACTCGGGACGAGAGGCGTGACTTTTACCGGCGGAAGCGTGACAAATCACAATATCCCAGGAGGCTTTCCCATGCCCACGATCCCCGGCGACCCGAACGATGTCATCGTCTCGATGAACTACTACGACCAGGACGAGGAGATGTGCGTCGATCTGTTCGACAATCCGGTCCTGGGCTGGACGATTGGCGAAGACGGGGCCAGCACTCCGGTGGTGACCGGCTCCCTGCCGCCCCCTTACCCCGAATGCCCCCAGTGGGCGCATATCCACGCCGACAGCCTCTACGTGCCCGACATGTGGCGCGGCACCGTTCTCGACTTCTTCACCTGGCTGGCGACCGCCGGCGGGGCGAACCGCAAGCTGCGCGGCAACTTCCGCCACCCTTCGCTCCAGTCGGCGATGAACAACTGGTCGCAGAACTATCCCGACCAGTTCAACGACCGGGCCTTCTGATGCAGGAGCGCGCCCTCGTCTGGTTCATCGTCGCCTACCTCGGCACATGGACCGTCGATCTGGTGATCCTCGTGGCCCGCGGCCCGCTGCTGATCGACCCGATCCTGAAGCTGGTCATCGTGCTGTCGTGCCTCGTCATCATCCTGATCGGCGTGACCCGGCAGGGCTGGCTGACGAGCGCGTGAGCGACCTGGTCTGCGTCCTGAGTAGAACGGGCGAGTGCATCGCCAACGTCTCCATGGCCTGTTTCTGCCGCCAGATGCCAGAGGCGATCTATCGCGCCGAACTCAGGCGGGTCACGGGACCGCCATGCGACCATTCAGCGTGGAAAGGCATCTCCGCGCATGGCCGGTGTTGCCCCGAATGCGGATATTTCATGGTGGATTTCGGTGATTGATCGCGAGGACACCCCAAACGGAAACCAAATGATGTTTAGCGCGGCGCGGCAGTGTCACTGGTGCGGCGCGGACAACACCGGGGGCGTCGGCGGCTATGCTGGCGAGCGATCCTGCCCGAAATGCGGCTGGGGCGGTAACGGGGAGCCAGATGTGCCGTGCATGTTCTATAAAATCATCACGCCACCAAAACGGAAACCAAAGTGACTCCCCGGTGGGCCATTGAGGCACGCGACAGACTAATCCGTTGCGGGGAGCCGGGGCCAATCCTGGCCGTCTTTCGGATTACCGGCGGTCATCGGGAGATGTGGACGTTCACCTGGCGGCGGAAATCGCGTGGGAAGACGAAAAAAAGGGCCGGAACGGACCAAAAACACCAGAATCGACCCGAATCCACCCGAATCGGCGCTTGACAAAAACGCACACGAATGACCAGTAAATTGTCACGATCTAGGGATAGTGTCTCAGCGCCCCAGCGAGGCCCACAATATGCCATTCGCGCCGCCGAAACACCGCCCTCCCTGCTGGAAACCAGCCGCTAGAAAGGTCACTGAATCCTTCTATTCCAGCTTCGCGTGGCAACAAACGCGCGACCGGATCAAATATCGCGACGGCGGCATCTGCGCGAACTGCGGCAAGCCCGATTCGTGGCGGGTCGATCACATCAGGCCGCGCACACAGGGTGGCCCCGACCACGACTGGAACCTCCGGTTGCTGTGCGACGGCTGTGACGCCATCCGGCACAAGGAAAAGGGTCAGGTATGGCGATAGAGCGGGATCAGATCCTCATTTCCGGCGTCTGGCTCCGCAAGGAAGGCGAGCGCGTAATCGTCGCCGTGGAATTCGGCGGAAAGTGGATCGATGTCATCACGGAACACGCGGAGGGTGCCTTCTCTCACATCGTGGAGCCTGGCGGCATCCTTGAAGGCGTTCGCATTCTGAATCGTCAGGAGACACCATGAGAGGCCGGGTACAGGCGATGCCGGGGTTGAAGAAGCTGCATGGCTCATCATTGCCCGAGAACAAGGACGAACCGATCCCCGATCATCCGTTGAGCGAAGATCCCATCACCACCGCTCCGCGGCACTTCTCGCTGGAACAGCGCGAGGCCTGGGAGTTCGCCATCCGCAACTCGCCCGAGAACCTGATCAAGCGCCTCGATAGCGGCATTCTGGAAGCCTATTGCGTGGCTTTATGCCTGCACAGGCGCGCGGTCGAGGCGATGGGGCAGGACGACCTGACGGTCCTCAAGAGGATGGGCGAAGCGCAGCATCCGTTGATCTCCATCATCAACAAACAGGGTGAACTGGTCCGTAAACACGGTGCTGAACTCGGTTTTTCGCCGATTTCGCGCCCTCGCATCCTCGCCGACAACTCCAGAACGCCCGCTTTGGGTGCGACATTGAACAGTCAGGCCCATGCCCAACCCAAGGACGCCCCCCGCCAGTCGCTCGAATCTTACCTCGCGGACGCGCCCAAAACCGTCAATTGACCCGGTTTCGGCTTACGCATGGGACGTTTTGAACGGCAAGATCGTCGTCGGCGGCCTCGTTCGACAGGCGTGCGAGCGCCACTTTCGCGACATCCAAAACAGCAAGAAGACCGGCTTCGTCTGGCGGCCAGATATCGCGATCAGGGCTATCGAGTTCGCCCATTTCTGCCGTCACAGCAAAGGCGAATGGGCGGGCCAGCGGATCGAGTTCCAGCCCTGGCAGCAGTTCATCCATGGCAGCGCCTTTGGCTGGCTGCGAAAAGACGGTTTGCGGCGCTTTCGCGTGGTTTACGAAGAAATCGGCAGGAAAAACGGAAAAAGCACAAGTGCATCCGTCATCGCGCTGAAGTGTTTGGTCGCGGATGGCGAGCCTGGTGCCGATGTATACTCGGCGGCGACAAGAAAAGACCAGGCACGCATCGTATTCGATGAAGCGCGGCGTACGGTCCTCAGATCGGAGGATTTGCAGAAGATCGTCTCGGTTTACCGGCTTTCCCTGGCCGTGGACGGCACGATGTCGAGTTTCCAGCCTCTGAGCGCCGATGATCGCACCCTGGACGGCCTGAACCCGCACGCGATCATCATCGACGAGTTGCATAAGCACCGGAATCGGGCCGTTTTGGACGTTTTGGACACCGCGATGGGGTCGCGCCGGCAACCCTTGATGTGGATCATCACCACCGCGGGCGATGATTCGCCTGAAAGCGTCTACGCGCAGGAGCATACCTACGCCAGGAACGTGATCCAGCAAGCCTTCGTGGACGACGAATGGCTGGTTTATATCGCGACCCTGGACCCTGAAGACCGTTGGGATGACCCGAAAGTATGGCCGAAAGCCAACCCAAATTGGGGAATCTCGGTCAAAGCGGACGATATGCACCGTCAGGCCAGGGCCGCGAAACACAATCCGGCCAAGCTGATGGAATTCAAGCGGCTGCGGCTGAACATGCGGACGGCCTCGGCCACCCAGTTGATCAGCGGGCCGCTCTGGGACGCCAATTCGACCGGTGTCTTCGATCCGGATGTCCTGCGGGGCCGCAGATGCTTCGCTGGGCTGGATCTGGCGACCAAGACGGACCTCGCGGCCTGGGTGAAGCTGTTCCCACCCGTGGATCTCGGTGAGCGGTGGCATGTGGTGGCCAATTTCTGGATGCCTGGCGACACGGTCGAACAGAAGGCCGACCGCGACCAGGTGCAGTATCGGCGGTGGATCTCGGACGGGCTGATCGAGCCGACAGAAGGCAACATCATCGATCACAACGAGATCCAGCGGTACATCGAGGAGGATGGACGCCTCTACGATGTCGCCGCCATCGCTTACGACCCCTGGAACGCCGCCCAGATCGCGGTCGGCTTGCAGAACTCGGGCTTCGTGGTGGAAGAATTCATTCAGGGTATTCGTTCTTATACGGCACCGACCAAGGAATTGCTGGCATGGCTGCTGTCGAACCGGCTCAACCATGGTGGAAATCCCGTGCTTCGCTGGATGGCGCTTAATCTTCGCGTCCGGACCGACGTGAACGAGAACTACATGCCGACCAAGAAGCTGAGTACGGGACGGATCGATGGCGTGATGGCGCTGATAATGGCCATCGGTCGCAGCATGAGCGATGACGCGGCTGGTCTGGCCGGGTTCTTGGAACGACCGGTGATGTAAGAGGAGGTGTTCATGTCCGGATCGGAACAATACCCGCCGCCGATGCCGGAATATCGACCGCCACTGATGCCGGAACCGTTGCCGCCGGTAGCGTCCCCGCCGCCGCCGCTGCCGCCGCATGAGCCGCCGCCGCCGCCGCTGTTCGACCCCTCCGTCCTGCCGCCCGCGCCAACGGAGGATCAGTAGCCCATGTCCCTCTGGAGCCGCATCAAACTCAAGGCGGTCACCACCATCGCTTCTGGCATCGGCCTGACCGATCCGCGCCTGTATCAATATTTCGGAGCCGGTCCCAGTTACGCGGGCGAGGCGGTCGGCGTCGAGGCCTCGCTCAACATCGATACCGTCTGGGCGTGCGTGCGGTTGATCGCCTCGACCATCAGCACGCTGCCGATGCAGACTTTCGAGAAGCTACCCGATGGCCGCGGCAATCAGGTGCGCGACATTCCGCTTTACTATTTGCTGCACGACCAGCCCAACGCGGACATGAGCGCGGCGACCTTCTGGACCGCCATGACCGCGTGCCTCTTACTTTGGGGAAATGGTTACGCCTACATAGACCGGCGTAAAGATAACTCAGTCATTTCGCTTACGCCACTATTACCCAACCGGGTATCCGTCAAAGCCGAGAAAGACGGCTCGCTGACCTACGCCTATGCCGATGGTCAGCGGCGCGAGGATTTCACCGAAAAGCAAATCTTCCACATTCGCGGCTTCTCGCTTGATGGCCGCATCGGCATGTCGCCGATCAGCCAGGCGCGCGAGACGCTGGGGATCGCGGTCGCCGCTGAGAAGAGCGCGGGCAGCTTCTTTCGCAACGGCATGCGCCCAAGCATGGTGCTGAAGGCTCCCAACTTCCTGTCCGATACGCAGCGGGAACGGTTCGGCAACGAGTGGATGGAGAAGTTTACCGGCTCGATCAACAGCGGCAAGATCCCGTTGGTCGAAGGCGGTTGGGGCCTCGACCAGATCACCATGAAGCCGGAAGACGCGCAGTTGCTGGCGACGCGCGCGTGGTCGGTCGAACAGATTTGCCGCTGGTATGGTGTCGCTCCCGTGATGGTTGGACACATGGAAAAAACCACCGCCTGGGGCACCGGCCTCGAGCAGATGAATCTCTGGTTCCTGACTTACGGTTTACGGCCGATCCTGCGCTCGATCGAACAGGAAATCACCCGCGCCATTATGACGCCGGCGCAACGCATCGCCTATTACTGCGAGTTCAACGTCGAGGGTCTGCTTCGCACCGACAGCCTGGGTCGCGCCAACGTCATGAAGATCATGGTCGATACCGGCATCAACACGCCCAACGAAATGCGCGCCAAGAACAACGATCCACCCATCGAAGGCGGCGACAAGCTGACCATGGCCTCGGGCCGACTGCCGCTCGACAAACTGGGCGAAATGCCGCCCCCGTCATCAACGCCGACGCTTCCTCCACCTGATCCAACCAAGGATCAACCAGCCGCGTCCTCCGCGGGCGCATAGGGGACCGATATGCTCCAACGCGAACGCTACGCGGCGCACGCCGAACTGAAATTCAAGGGTGACCCGGCGACGGGAGAGATTGTCGGTTACGCCACGGTCTTTGGTGTGCTTGATCTGCATGGCGACCTGATCACGCCGAACGCGTTCGACGCGACGCTGGAGGAACACAAATCGAAGGGCACCATGCCGTTCATGTACGCGGAGCATTCCGCTTATGAATTTGGCGGCGATCCGCTGCCAATCGGTAAGTGGACGGACGCGGAGGTGGACGACAAGGGTCTGAAGATGAGCGGTAAGCTGATCGCCCTGGATCATCCGGATGTGAAACGCGTGCATGACCTCATGAAAGAGGATGTCATGTCCAGCCTGTCCATCGCCTTCGCCACGCGCGAGGGTGGGGCCACATATGGAACCAAGGCGGGCGAGCCGCGCCGCACGCTGAATGCCATCGATCTGTTCTCGGTCGATCCGGTATGCAGCCCCGCCAATGAGATGGCGCGTATCACGAGCGTTAAATCCACCAGGAATGCTCACGCGGCGGTGGAATTACGCAACGCCTGGGCGTTGTTGAGCGAGATGCCCGAAAGCGACGAGCGTTCTCTGCTGATTAAACATGTCGAGAATGTCTACAAAGAGGTTACCGGCGAGGAACTCAAGACGAAGACCAAGCCGGAAACGATCCGTCAGTTCGAAGACTGGTTGCGGGACGCGGCCACCCATTTTGGGTTTAAGTATTCGAACTCGGAAGCCCGCGCGCTGGCTGAAGGCCGCGCGTGGAAGAAGACGCCGACCGCCGATCCTCGGGAAGAGGAGGCAAAATCGAAGCTGAAGGCGCTCGGCGACATCAGCCGCGCCATCAGCGGCTTTTCCCTTCCATAAACAGGAGACTGACATGCCCGATGGTGGCGACGTACCAACCGATGTTGAACTGAAAGCGTTGAGTGTAGACCTCAAGAGCGCGACCGACGAGGTCAAGAAGTTCGCCGAGAAAGTGCAGACCGAGATGAAGAACCTCGGTGTGGCGACCGAGGAAACCAAGGCCAACGCCGATAAGGCGCTGACCTCGATGAACGAGCTGTCCACCCGTCTGACGGAAGTGGAACAGAAGATGTCACGCCGCGGCAACGGCGACGTGCCGCCGGAAATGAAAACGCTCGGCCAGCATGTGGTGGACGACGCTGGCGTCAAATCGTTGATGGAACAGAAGAACGGCCAGGCGCGCATCACCGTCGAACTGAAGGACATCTTCAGCGGCTCGGCGCTGTGGGGCACGGGCGTGTCGCCGACCAACGCGCTGATCATTCCCGACCGCCAGCCGATGGTGCAGCCGCCCCGGCGCAATCTGGTGGTGCGCGATCTGCTGACGCCGGGATCGACCCGGTCGAACGCGATTGAGTATCCGGTCGAGACGGACAGCCCAATGACGACGGGTGCCGCGGTGGTTTCGGAAGGTGCCCTGAAGCCGCAGTCCAACATCACCTTCGACCTGAAGTCGTTGCCGGTTCGCACCATCGCCCACTGGATGAAGGCTTCACGGCAGATCATGGATGATGTGCCGCAGTTGCAGTCCTACATTGATGGAAGGCTGCGCTACGGTCTGGAGTACGTCGAGGAAAACGAGTTGTTGTACGGCGACGGCACCGGGCAGCATCTTCTGGGTATTATTCCCCAGGCGACGGCCTACGCGGCGGCGTTCGCGCCGACCGCGCCCCAGGCCATCGACACGCTGCGTCTGGCGGCGCTCCAGGCCACTCTCGCGCTCTACCCGGCCACCGGATACGTGATGCATCCGACCGATTGGGCCAAGATCGAACTCACCAAAGATGGAATGAATCGCTACATCGTTGGTGATCCACAGAACCAGATCGCGGCCCGTCTGTGGACCTTGCCGGTGGTGCAGACCCCGGCGATGCAGGTGTCCAAGTTCCTCACGGGTGCGTTCCGTCTGGGGGCGCAGATCTTCGACCGGATGAGCATCGAGGTGCTGATCTCGACCGAGGACCAGGACAACTTTGTGAGGAATATGATCACAATCCGGGCTGAGGAGCGGCTCGCTTTAGCGGTATATCGTCCTGCCGCATTCATCTACGGCACCCTGCCCTGATTTGACTGATCCGACACCGTAAGGAGACTTCCCATGCCCCTCATGAGAGCAACCGCTGACTGGTACAACGCCGATCATGAGGGGCAAGTGGAGCGAGGGCAGGAATTCGAGACATCGGAATACCGCGCGACCGAACTGGAGATGGCCGGTCT